TCTTGTGATGGATATACAAGATTTGAAGATGGAACAAAAGTAGATAGTGTAGCAAATCGTCTGTTCTTTTTTGATGGGGGAATTCCACATTCATCTACAACAACCACAAACGCACCGGCTAGGTTTAATATTAATTTTAATTTTTATCATACTGAAAGTGAAAAATCATGAAAATTATATTCTGTCTGCCAGGGGCATCTTACTCTGGTAGATTTCTTAAAAATTGGACAAATCTTCTTTCAGAACTTCCTAAGTACAATATTACTTACGGACTTTCTCAGCAATATCTCTGCAACATCTACCATGTAAGAACCAAATGTCTTGGTGCATCTTTAGATCGTGGTGTGGATCAAAAACCATTTGACGGAAAAGTGGATTATGATTACATCATGTGGATTGACTCTGATATGGTGTTTCAGCCAGAACAATTCTTCAAACTTATAGACCATGACAAAGATGTTGTCTCTGGTATATACAAAATGTCAGACAACAAAAATTATGCAACTGTAGAAAACATGGATGAAGATTTCTTTGAGCAATGGTCTTACTATCAGTTTCTTCAAGATAATGATATTAAGAAGAAAAATGGTAAACTTTTTAAAGTAGACTATACTGGAATGGGATGGATGCTCGTCAAGTATGGTGTAATAGAAAAAATGAAATATCCTTGGTTTTATCCAAGAAAAACAATCCACAAACCAGGCTGGGAAGAATTTGTTTGGGATGATGTTGAATTCTGTTTGAGAGTCAAAGAAGCAGGATTTGATGTGTGGGTTGATCCAAATATCATTCCAGGCCATGAAAAAACGATAGTTATGTAAAAGTTAAAACTTTCGTAGAATAAATATAAATAAATAATCACATTCTCTACGGAAGTTCTATGGCAGTTTCACTCAAGAAAAAAGTTCAAAATTTTACGATTGATCAAGGTGCAACCTTTGAGAAGACAATAGGAGCAGAAAACAGTTCTTCGGCTGCGGTAACTATTTCTTCTGGTACAGTTGCAGGCGGAATTATCAAGAATTTCGCATACGCAAATACTCTTCAAACATTTACAACCTCACTTTCTGGTGCAAATTGTACCTTCTCTTTGACTGCAACTCAAACAGCAGCACTCGCAGAAGGTAAATACTACTATAGTTTAACTTATACACAAAGTGGAGGAACAGTAAAAGAAAGACTTGCGGAAGGATTAATTACTATAAGCCCTTCTGCTGAAATTGATAACGGATAAAGAATATGTCAACAACTCAACCAGCATCTACCACAGAATTAAAAGAATATTGTCTAAGAAAACTAGGCAAACCTGTAATTGACATAAATCTTGCAGATGAGCAGATGGATGACATGATACAGGAATCCATTCAAGTAATGCAAGAATATCATTTTGATGGAACAGAAATGGATTATTATGTCGAACAAGTTACAGAAAGTACTTTAACTTTTTCAAGTGATGCCTCAGGAACATTTTCTGTAGGAGAAACTATCACAGGTGGAACTTCAAATGCAACTGCTGAAGTTACTGAAAGAACAAGTGCGACTGTTTTGAAATTTTTCAAACATAGGGATGGAAACGGACTCAGAGCTGCAAATACTTCCGCAAATACATTTGTTGCAGGAGAAACAGTAACAGGGGGAAGTTCTGGTGCAACTGGAACTGTACATGGAACACAAGCAACGGCAGTTTCTTTTGGAAATCATGACAATAAGTATTTGACAATTCCAGATACAATCATTGGAGTTAGAGATGTTCTTGCAATCGGAAAAGGTTCAACTGATGATATGTTTTCGGCAGAATATCAATTTAGATTAAACGAGTTACCATCTGTAACACAAGGTGCAGGAGGATTATCATATTTTTCCTCTGTCAAACAGAACATATCCTTATTGAATCAGTTATTTTCTTCTGGAACTACGAGACAAATTAGATTTAATCGTTTGACAGATAAATTACACATAGATATGGATTGGGATGAAGCCGTAGAAATTGATGGTTGGATTATTGTTCAATGTTACAAAAAGATCGATGGTGATACTTATACGGAGTTATATAATGACATATTTCTCAAAAAATATACTACCGCAATGTTCAAAAAACAATGGGGTCAAAATTTAATAAAGTTTGAGGGAATGCAATTGCCAGGAGGTGCAACTCTAAATGGTAGACAAATCTATGATGATGGAGTGGCAGAACTAGAAAGATTAGACGAAGACTTAAATTTAAAATACGCTTTACCAGATCAATTTTATGTAGGATAACGAATGGCAACAAGTACATATTTCCGTAATTTTGATGCAAGAAATGACCAAGAACTTTTACACTCACTAACTACGGAATCAATACAAATACATGGATATGATGTAAATTACATTCCAAGAACTTTAGTCAATGAAGATACGATTTTAGGTGAGGATTCCATATCTGAATACAAAGATGCTTACTCAGTTGAAATGTATATCAAATCGGTTGATGGGTTTGAGGGAGAAGGCGATCTTGTTTCTAAGTTTGGATTAGAAGTTCGTGATCAAATTATCTTTTCCTTGTCTAGAAGAGCTTGGGAAGGTCTAGATATAGGAACTAGACCAAAAGAAGGTGATCTTATTTACTTTGGTTTAACAAACAAACTTTTTCAGATTATGTTTGTCGAACATGAAACACCTTTTTATCAAGTGGGTGCATTACCTACTTTTGACTTAACTTGCGAACTCTTTACATACTCTGATGAGGCACTCGACACAGGAGTTGATGAGATCGATGTAATAGAACAAAAACAGTCTTTTGTTCGCACATTTGAACTTTCAAGTGTGTCTGGTACGTTTACTGAAGGAGAGACAGTTACAGGAGGAACTTCTGCTGTTACAGGTGAAGTTGCAAGATGGGATTCTTCAACAAGTTATCTCTATCTTATCAATATGACAGGAAATTTTACTCTCAATGAAATATTGACAGGAGCAACGAGTACTGCAACTGGAACGTATTCAACCAAACAAACAACAGACGAAACTTCTGAAACTCTACAGACTATTGATGATTCAACATCTGATAAAGTTGCAGGCAATAAACAATTTGAAATTGATGCTGATTCAGTCTTTGACTTTACAGAATCAAATCCATTTGGGGATAATCCATAATGTTTGGAACATATTTTTATCACCAAACCAGCCGCAAGATGGTGGTAGGTTTTGGTACATTATTTAATGCTCTTGAAGTTCAGAGAACTAATAGTTCTGATGAGGTAACAGAAGTTGTAAAAATTCCTCTTTCGTATGGGCCAAAAGATAAGATGTTGACTAGGATTAGTTCAGATCCAAGTTTAAATCCTAAAGTGGCACTTACTGTTCCAAGAATGGGATTTGAACTTACTTCAATGACATATGATGGTGCAAGAAAACTCAATACTATAAATCGAAATGTAAAAAAAGGAACAACTGGACTCAAAAAACAATTTAATGGAGTTCCTTATAATTATGAGTTTGCTCTTTATATTTTTGTTAAAAATGCAGAAGATGGAACACAAATTTTAGAACAAATTCTTCCATTTTTTACACCAGAGTTTACATTTAGTATGACATTGATTTCCAGTATGGATATTGTACATGACATACCTTTGGTATTAAATTCAGTTGCAAGTGAAGATACATATGAAGGAGATTTTGCAACAAGAAGGTCTATCATTTGGACACTTTCATTTACAATGAAAGGATGGTTATATCCAAACATAGTAGACAATGCAAAAGTTATTACAGATGTTACAGTTGATACGCACCTTATGTCTAAGGCTACAGATATAGAACCGATATTTATAGTTGCAGAAGACAGCACATCGTATAATAGAAATTATATAATATTAAACAGTCATGAAATAGATGATTCGACAAGAATAAGAATTTTGTCAGAACACTCTGAAGAAGCATCATCTGCTGGTGCAACAGTAAGTAGAGCAAATGTTGTGCCTAAAACAGATGATGCAATAGATGACGATGATTTTGGATTTAGTGAAACTTTCTCATTTTTCCCACATGGAGTTACACATGATCCTGTAAGTGGAACTGATAGTTAATGAAAGTTGAACAATTAGTAGAAAAAAGAATAGAAAAAAGTTTAGATCTTGTAGAAAATACCCCTTCAGAAGTCGTTGAAGTTCTAAATACAAACGAGATCACTCAACCTACTGTGATTAATGGTGGCGAAAAAGATACAGATTTTCAATATGCTCGTGAAAATATGTATGACATTATTGAAAAGGGTAGGGATGCAATGGAGGAACTTTTGGAGATAGCAAAGGCAGAAGAGTCTCCACGGGCCTTTGAAGTTTTCGGACAACTTCTGAAAAATATGTCTGACAGTCAAGAAAAATTAATGGAACTTCATCAGAAGAAACAAAAATTAGAATCTGATGGAGATCGGCAGGAAGTCGCTAGAGCACAAAATGTAACCAATGCGTTGTTTGTTGGTAGTACAGCCGACTTATTAAAATTGGTAAAAAAAGAGACAAAAAACGATGCTTGATATTTTTAACACTTCCGAATTGATGATGATAGGATTAATTATATTTTCATCATTTTGGATATTTCTATTTAATTATAGAACAGACAATAAAGACAAATACGCTGATAATAAGTGGTTAATAGTACTTGATCTATTAATTAATATGGGAATGTCTGTAACAGGATATTTACTTATTACTGTTGTATTTACAAATGTTCCACAACTTGCAGCATATGAAAGTTATCGGTATCCTGTAGGTTATCTTTTTGGATTGACATCAAATGTGAGTATACCAATAGTTCTCAAATGGTTTCAACAACAAATAACCAAAAAGTTAAATGAAGCAGGAAAGAAGTGAGGTAATTTATGGCTGAACAAAAGAAAGCACCAAAACACGTTGCAGATGAAAACGTAGATGTGATGGAGTTAGAACCAGTAAAACAAATTGAAATCGAAACAAAAAATCTGGTTGCTTCGAGTAGAGTATTCATTTACACTATAATTGGATTACTCGCATACATGATATTCATGGTCATTCCAAGTATTGAAGAAAAAGTTACATGGATGGAAAAAGATCTTACTTCTGTTTTGGTTCAATCAGAAAGATTTAAAAAGTCAACAAGAGTATTTGCTAGAGATAATCAATGTGCATCTTGTCATTTGAGTCCAGATCACTTATTGCACAATCTTCTTACCAAATATCCTAGTTTTTCTGATATTAAAGCATTTATGGCAGTTGGACATCAAAGATATTACACAATGACAACTCCAATTCCAGATGAAGAACTTCTGGCAATTTATAGGGCATTGCAATAATGTGGTTATTATCGGGAAAAGTAATAGTTGCGTTAATTTGGGCATTTTGGATGATTGCGGTAGATTCTACTGCTGAAGGAAATCCCCCTAATAAACAACTTATACCAGAAAAAGAAGAAATAAAAGAAGAGTACAATCCAACATATGGAATGACTCTTGCTCGTATAAAAGAAAGGGGAGTTGTTCTTTGTGGAACAAAAGAAGATTTTCCTGGCTTTTCGGAGATGATATGGACAGACGAGCATGGACATAAGTGGATTGGATTTGATGTAGATATTTGTCGTGCAGTTGCAGCTGCAGTTTTCGGAGATGCAAATGAAATAGAGTTTGTTGAAGTGGATGGTAAGACAAGATTTTCTTATCTCATTGATGGATCAATCGATGTTCTTTCGGCTGCAACAACATATACTTTTTCCAGAAATGTTCTTAAAAAATTGGAATTTCTTCCAACTACATTTTATGATGGACAGGGGTTTATGGTTAGAAAAACTCTTGGTGTATCTTCTGCAAAACAGATGGAGGGTGCAAGAATATGTTTCAGTACAACTGGAACTGCTGCAAAAAATATAAAAGATTTCTTTAAAAAACATTTTATCAACTATATTCCAGTACAAATTGAACCGCCAAGTAGACCTAAAAGTGTATATTTAAGTGGGGGATGTGATATGTATGGAACAGATCGTTCTGGACTTGCATCAAATAGACTTCAATTCGATGATCCAGAATGGCACGTAATTCTTCCAGAAGTTATTTCAAAAGAACCTCTTGGGCCAGTTGTTAAATACGGAGATCAACAATGGTCGGATATAGTGAGATGGACAGTTTTTGTTCTGTTCATTGCAGAAGAAATGGGATTAAATTCTCAGAATATAGATACATTTAAAAATAACATAGATCCAAATATACAAAGATTCATGGGTGAATTGAATGGAAAAGATCATCCTCATCTTGGATCTAAATTAGGACTGGGCGAAACTTGGTCATATGATATAATAAAACAAGTAGGAAATTACGAAGAGATATACGAAAGAAACGTAGGAATTGATACCCCTCTTGGATTAGAACGTGGATTGAACAAATTATATACTCATGGAGGATTACTGTATGCCCCACCTCTCAAGTAAAGGAAAAACATGGGCCACGTTACTCGTTTCTCAAGATCAGAAGAAACAGATGGAAAACAAATAAATCATTTCAATGAAATACCAGAAGGAAGAACTGCGGTAGATAATATTTTGCGAGTCAATCATGGTAATCAAATGAGATTAGGATTAATGGCAGATGCAAAAGCAAATATTATGATCACAGTAACCTCTATCGTTTTTTCTGTTACAGTTGCAAACTTAGATAACGAAGTCATGAAATGGCCTCTTTTAGGTTTTGCATTCGGTTGTTTTCTCGCATTATTGTTTGCAATATTTGCAATCATTCCAAATACAAATTACCCTAAAGTAAAAGGAACAAATGAAATTGATAGGAATTCTCCTATTTTCAATCCTCTATTCTTTGGACATTTTGCACATTTGGACATACACGAATACAAAGAAGATTATGCAAAAATTTTAATGACTGATGATAGTGTATATGATTCTATGGCTGGAGATATTTACGGACAAGGAAAGATACTTGCATTGAAAAAATACAAGTATTTAAAATGGTCATATAATAGTTTTCTTTTGGGAATGTCAAGTGCTATTATAGTTTTTATTATTCAAAATATAATTTGATGAAAATAAATACTAGAGAATCTATTATTTCAAGGAACTAATGAGTAATATTGCCGAAAAATATTCAGAACTAAAAGAGGAACTTAATTTAAAAGATCCTCTTTTTAGGTATCAAAAACTGAAAGATGAATTAGATCAAAAAGATCCTTTGGTTCGTTATGAAGCAGTTAAAAAAGAAATAAAAGAAATAAAATTACAAAAAGAAAAGAAGACTTTAGAATCTCTAGAAAATCTTTTTCATGTATTGGGAGGAAAGGAAGAACTTGTATCTGAAAGTGAACCAACAATTACAAAAGATGCAGAAAAACAACCAGAGATTGTTGTTGAAAAACCAGTTAGAGATGCTGAGAAAAATGATATTGAAGAAGAACCAATTGTCAAAGAAGAAAAATTAAAAGAATATACGGATACAATATCTAAACTTGAAGATGTAAAAGAAAAAACGATAACCGAAGAGATTGATCCTATCTCAGCAAGAATAGAAAAATTAGAAAAACATATTCAACAAATTGCACTCGCAGGGCCTGGTTCTGGTGAAGTCAGAGTCTTGAATATGGATGATGTTGATACTACAGATCTTGCAAATAATAAAATTTTAAAATATAATAGTTCAACTGGTAAATTTGTTTTTGCAGATGCAAGTGGTTCATCTTCCGTAACTGCAAGTAGAGCATTAGTTTCTGATGGAACTGGAGCAACAGCTGCGAGTGATGTTACTGCATCAGAACTTTCACTTTTAGATGGAGGAACTTCTGCAACATCAACTTCAGTAGCGGATGGAGATAGAGTAATTTTAAATGATAATGGTACAATGGTACAAGTTGCAGTAACAGACCTTGCTGCTTATTTTGATGATGAAATTACTGCGATGCCTAATCTTGCAACAACAGCTGCAACTACAGTAGGTGCATTAAACTCAGGATCTATCACTTCTGGATTTGGATCAATCGACAATGGTTCTTCTGCAATCACAACTACTGGAACAATAACATACGGAACTCTAAATGATGGTAGTACTGATTTAACTGCAACTGTATCAACTCTTAACAAAGCTGCAACTACT